CTCTTCCGATCTAGTGGAAACGGAATCATTGAGATTGCAGGCATTAAGATCTTCAAGTCAATGAACATCCCATTCTTCTCAAGCTATGGTACTAAGTACGGATCTGCTTCTGCTACTAACCCTGGAGTAACTTCTCCTGGCAACATTGGCTCATTTGTCGGTGAAGCTGTTGAAGATGCTGCAGCTGATGTAACAGGAATCAACAACGAGTATGGTGAAGAGACAGAATTCGCTAACTCTTGTGGATTGATCTTCCAGAGAGAAGCTGCAGGTTGCGTTGAAGCAATCGGACCTCAAGTACAGATTACATCAGGTGATGTCTCCGTGATTTATCAGGGTGATGTTATCTTAGGTCGTCTTGCTATGGGTGCTGACTACCTAAACCCAGCTGCTGCTGTTGAACTTGTTGCAGGTGCTGCAGTAGGATCATCAGGAAACGCTGCTTTCTAAACTTAATTATATTAACCAACATATCGGGGGGCTTCGGCTCCCCTTTTTTTTTAACTATGGCAACCTCGACGACAGACACCGATACCGAACTATCCGCAGTGAACTCAATCTTGGGAGCTATCGGTCAATCACCAATTACTACTCTGAATTATGAAAACCCAGAGATAGGATTTATATATAATATTTTAACTGAAGTAAACAAGGATGTACAAAATGAAGGATGGCACTTTAATACTGAATACCATATTGCTACTGAGCCTGATGCTAATAAGCATATAACTATACCTAACAATGCATTAAGGTATGATATCAATGATGGATTTAAAGATAGATCTAAAGATGTAGTCACACGTAATGGTAGATTATATGATTTGGTAAACCATACTGATGAATTTACAGAAACCCTCTACCTTGATCTAGTGACGTTGTATACGTTCGAAGATCTCCCCAATGTCTTTCAACGTTACATAACTTACAGGGCTGCTGTAAGGGCTGCTACCCAGCTTATATCAAACCCACAGCTCACAACACTATTACAGAACGATGAGAACAGGGGAAGAGCTGCATGTTTAGAATACGAATGTGACAAAGGTGATCATTCATTCTTCGGTAATCCACATGAAAGTGTTTATAAATCATATCAACCTTATGAAGCACTAAGACGCTAATGACAAGTATTACTCAAACAGTACCTCATTACACAGGAGGTATATCTCAGCAGCCTGATGAGAAGAAACTTCCAGGTCAAGTAGTAGAAGCTATCAACGTATTACCTGATGTAACTCAAGGTCTCTTGAAACGTCCAGGTGGTAGACTCATAGCTTCTTTAAGTGATAATAGTACATCTGCTTTAAACTCAAATACCAATGGTAAATGGTTCCATTACTATAGGGATGAAGCTGAGCAATATATAGGACAAGTCAATAGGTCAGGTGATATTAATATGTGGAGATGTAGTGATGGTTATGCTATGACCGTTAACTATGATTCAAGTACATCATCTGCACTTACTTCTTATTTAACTCATACTGCTGATGAAGATATACAAGCTTTAACTCTTAACGATTATACTTATCTAACTAATCGTACTAAGACTACAGCAATGTCGTCAACAACTGAACCTGACCAACCTTTTCAAGCTTTTATAGAATTAAAACAAGTTAAATATTCCAGTCAATATGGTTTAGAAATATATAATAGCACAGCATCTAACCAGAGAAGTACTATACACACTGCTACAAGAGTAAGTATATCGTATAATCAATCAGATGGTGGTGGTAGTAGTGCCTTAAAAACTAGTGGTACTTGTGATAGTGTAGGTACTCAAATTTTTGGGGCAGGTGATACAGATTCTGGAAGTAAAAAAAATTTAGTATTCAGAATCACTACCAATGGGCAACCTACTACAGAAGGTTCTAGCACAGCTCCTGTGTATAAATGTAGGTATATGGTGAAATGTGATTTACTATATGGTGGAGAAGGATGGGAGAAGAATCATACTTGTCCTGTCACTATGACTACTCCTGTACATAATAGTGCTTATACAGTAAAGATAGAAGAATCTAGTGAATCTAAAGTATATGCTAACCTAGCTCTAGTACGACCCACACCTACTTCATTTGATGGTGATACTGTGGTAACAGCTGAATCAATTGTAGGATCTATAAGAGAAGAAATTGAATCTAACAGTGGTTTTACCTGCGAACAAATAGGAACTGGTTTATATGTAACACGTACTGATGCTGAATTTCAAGTCTCAACAGCTGCAGGTGAATTACTTAATGTATTAACTGATTCAGTACAAGATGTAGCTGATCTTCCTAAACAATGTAAGCATGGATATGTAGTTAAAGTTAGAAATGGTGCTGCAGATGAAGATGATTATTATGTAAGATTTGAAGGTAAGGATAGTAAATCTGGTCCTGGCTCTTGGGAAGAGTGCCCTGCTCCTGGTAGGACAACTACTATAAATCCTGATACTATGCCTATTAAAATGGTACGTACTAATTCTACTACCTTTACAGTTAGTCAAGTAGGTTGGGATCCTGTATTAGTAGGTACAGATGTAACAGCACCTGAACCTTCTTTTATTGGTAACAAGATAAACAGAATGTTATTCTTTAGGAATAGAATGGTATTACTCAGTGATGAGAATGTCATCCTATCTCAACCTGGAGAGTTCACAAACTTCTGGCCTAAGTCTGCTATCACATTTACTACAAATGATGTTATAGATCTATCGTGTAGCTCTGAACATCCTGCTATAGTATATGATGGTATACAAGTTAACTCTGGCTTAATTTTATTTACTAAGACACAGCAGTTCATGTTGACTACTGACTCCGATGTCTTGAGTCCTATGACTGCTAAGATCAATGCCTTATCTAATTATAACTTTAACTATAAAACTAATCCTGTAAACTTAGGTACTACTATAGCATTCTTAGATAATGCTGGTAAGTACTCTAGATTCTGGGAAGTATCTAAGATAGCTAGAGAAGGTGAGCCTGATGTTGTAGATCAAACTAAAGTTGTAAGTAAATTATTTGATAAAGACTTAGCTTTAATATCTAACTCAAGAGAGAACTCTGTTATATTCTTTAGTAAAAAAGATTCATCTACTTTATATGGTTTTAGGTACTTCACTACTAACCAAAGACGTATGCAACAAGCATGGTTTAAATGGGAATTGTCAGGTAACATACAACACCATGCAGTATTAGATGATTCCTTATATGTAATTATTAGAAATGGTAGTAAGGATGTAATGCAGAAGTTCTCATTGAAATTAGATGACGCAGGTCATTTCATCAATGATGATAAAGGTACAACATCTGATACAACTGATGATATTACATATAGAGTTCACTTAGATAATAGTACTATTGTAGCTTCTTCTTCTTTGTCAGCTTATGATGCTGCTAATGATAGAACTACATTTACATTACCTACAGGCTTTAATAATAGCTCAGGACAGTTGGCAGCTTTTGTTGTGCCTACAACTTCAGATACTACATTCCAAGGCTTTGCTATTGATGCTACACTTTCAGGATCTACAGTACAATTAAAAGGTAACTGGAAAACTTATTTAGAAGATTTGAATACACCGCCAACACCTAATGATCCTACAGATGATACTACTAAAACACCAGCTAATAATATAATACTTGGTTATCAGTATGATATGGAGGTGACATTACCTACTATATATAATACACAAGTCAGTGGTGATCAATCTAAAGCCTTTACTAGTGGAACATTAGTTATACATAGACTTAAAATGAACTTCGGTCCAACTGGTCTATATACTACAACTATCAATAGAACTGGTAAACCTGATTATTCTGAAACTTGGGAACCAACTATAGCTGATAGGTATGGGGCTAACAGAGTACAGGTGAATGAAGTTATAACTCAGACAGTACCAGTATATGAAAGAAATACTAACTTATCAGTAACACTTAAATCGACACACCCTACACCCGCTACATTGTATTCAATGACATGGGAAGGAGACTTTACCACCAACTATTATCAACGTGTCTAAATACATATATAAACTAACGGCAGAGGCTGCTATGACAGTAGCCTCCAACCTACTACCAGAAGATCTAAAAGAAGTTGAAGAGGGTCATGGACATGATCCTAAGAAAGTAATACCTTTAGCTTCTACTATAGGTGACTCTGTATATTTCAAAGTACCTAATGGTGAAATAGCAGGTGCAGCTGGAGTACATGAAGACGGGCAGATCTGGATGCTTTGTACACCAGCTATACTTAAATATCCACATACGTTTGCAAGGGAATCTAAACGTTATGTTGAAAGCAGAAAAGAAAAGTTGCTGTGGAATGTTGTTGATAAACGCAACACAATCCATCTTAAGTTACTTCGATTCCTAGGGTTCAAATTTTTACGAGAAATTTCTTACGGACCTAACAACTTATCCTTTATAGAATTTTGCCGTGTGCAATCCAATAGCACTGGGAATAGGCTCGTTCGCTCAAGGAGCGTTCGGAGCACTCCAAGGGGCTTCTCAAGCGAGAGCAAGAAATAGAGCTGCCATTCAAAGTTATGAACATGCATTAAGAGTCCGTAAACATGAGTGGTATCAACAACTAAGTGTCTGGGGTGCTAAACGTAACCAGTACTTCCAAGATATAAATGAAAATGATCTAGCTGCTCAGCGTGGGTATTCCCAAGCACAGGTAGGTCTAAATAGAGTATGGGAAGGTGCTATGCAAAGCAATGAACAAGCTTTGATTCAATACCTTCAAAACCATGGTAAGCTTGCAGCTGCAGGTAGAACTGGTAGATCTATTGACCGACTAGGTACATTAGAAAAAGGTCAGTTAGAACGTCATGCTGGTAAACAGTTATTTGCTATGACTAGAGCTAAACATAGCTTTAAAGAGAATGTAGAAAATATTAGAAATCAACAACTAAGTCATAGAAATAAACTACAAGCTAGAGTAACCTTTGCACCAATGCCTGATCTTGCACCACCTCCTCCACAGATGGAGAATGAATCAGCAATGCCAGGTATGTTAATGGCTGCTGCAAGTGGTCTTATGTCTTATGGTATGGCAGGTGGTAGGTTCGGTAAATC